GCGCTTGCTCCAGCGCGCCATGACGGCCTTCCTCGCCTGCTCTGACGAATAGACCCGCGACTTCCTCTCTCCCGTAGAGAGCCCGCCGCGCCGGCCGATCTCCGACAGATACCGTCGGACTTCATCACTTGTCATGGAAGGCGAATATACCGCCGCTCTTACGTCACGTGCTGACGTTACATCCCTTCTCGTTTTCGGGTACCCGTGATAGCGTCCCGATTCCAACCTAACACTTAGTGTTGATTCGTCATCCGCTGACGTATGAGTGGATTGTGACACGATGGGCAATAAACAAACGGCCGGGAATGGTGGCGTCAAAACGCCGCGCAGTCCTGGCCGCCCGAAGGGAAGCCCGAACAAGGTCACTGTCGAGGCCCGCGAGGTATTCCGCAAGCTCATTGAGAGCAATGCGGAAAAGATGCAGGGCTGGCTCGATGTGGTCTCTGAGAAAGACCCGGGGAAGGCGCTGAGTCTCATGGCGACGCTATCTGAATTCGTCGTGCCGAAACTCGCGCGTAGTGAGGTGTCGGGACCCAACGGCGACCCGATTGCGGTCGAGCACTCCGCAAAGTCGAGCCTGATCGAAGAGATCCTGTCGCAGGTCGAGCCGCAGGATGATCCCAAGCCCGCAAAGCCCACCGAGGAGCGCAGGCGATGATTGAACCTGTTCGCTTCAAGAGCCTCCGCGACATCCCTGCGCGGTTGCGCGAGCTTGCTGATTGGGTCGAGCGGTGTCCGGATGCAGTACGCACTGTGATAGTGGTTTCGGCCGCCAACGACGAGATCGTTGCCGTCAATGGGTACGGCGATCGCGCCTCGCCTCTTGAGGCGCAAGGCTGGTTGGCAATGGCTGCCATGTACATCAATAGCGGGGTTTGCGCATCTGGACATCCATCACAGGATGGCGCATGAGCAACCTCTTCGGCACGAACTGCGGCAACTGCCGATTCTTCACCGGCCGGATTCAGGCGCTTGATGACTTGAACGACCAAGGCGGCTTCGAGAGCGCGGATAACGAGCGGGCAGAGGAGGGCGATCTCATCACCTTGCCGGGTAAGGAGCGGCCCAGACACGCGCGGCTATGCGCGCACCCCAAGATCATCCAGCGCGTGAACGACCGGATGTGCTGCGCGTATTGGGATGCGCGCGGAGTGATACGGGAGTGGAAAGCATGACCTGCCGCAACCAAGAGTGCATGAACGGCCGCATGCCCGGCCTCGTGGTTATTCCACGTAGTGCAAAGGTACCGATCATAGGTCCGGGTGGGGTAGCGGCTCCGACCCACCGTTGGGGCTGGGTGCCGTGCCCTGCGTGTAATCCCGACCCCAAGGCGCGCGAGAGTGGCATCAGCTACAAACCCGCGCACCGATCGCCCGAGGAGATCGCGCGTCGGAAACAGTTGGCCGATGGGCGCGAGATGTACAAGGGCGAATTACCCATTGCGAAGTCGCTGGGGTCGCTCAAAGTGTCGGCGCCAGTTCCCGCAGTGCCCGCCCTAGCACCTGATCACTCCGCGCAGCTCGGCAAACTCATCGAGCAAGTGACTGCCCTTACCGGTCAGGTATCTGAACTCCTCGCCGAGAACCGCCAGCTACGAAAGCAGCTTGAGGCACGGCCAGCATCCGAAGCACAGGCGCCCCTGCAATGAGGGAGTTTCGCCGCTGGTGCTGGATGCCTTTTTCGTGGCTAACGATCCGCTTGGATTACGCCTCGTATCTGTTGTGGATCTCATGCGGACATCGAGCGCAATTGCAGTTTGGCGTGAGTAACAAACGGTTCTGGGAATGGAGCCGTCACCGTAAGGGGTGGCGAGTCCAGTTCTGGAGACCGTTCTGTAGCCGCTTTCGATGAGTGGAGGTGATGTGGGAATGACAAGCGATTCACCCCTGAAGCCCCGGGGGTCGCATCCGGGGAAAACACGCCTGCTCGGTAAGCTCATCGGACTCTTGTGCTTTTGGAGGAAACGGCAGGAGATTCCAGCGCCCGCTTCGGTAGCCGCCGAGACGGTAGTTCCTGAGCCGGTCGCTACACACTCCCTGATGGCGACGACATACCAGAGCTTGGACGGCATTGCCGTTGTGGCGCTGATTCACGAGCGCGCACCGCTCCCGCCGCCGCCGTCGGAATTCGTGATTACCGAACTCTGGCGCCAGAGCATGCGCGAGCCGATGGGGACGCGGCACTGATGGCTGCCGCTCCCGACAGAATGCGTGAACAGCTCGAGCAACTCTCCGTCGAGGAGTTGCGCATGGAGGTCTATGTAATCACGTGTCTACAGACTGGCAAGCGTTACGTGGGCATTACTTCACGTAAAGACCGCTTTGCCACTCACTGCCGTAATGCCGAGATGGGTCGAAAGAGTGTGCTTTATAGCGCCATCAGGAAGTATGGCCCAAAGGCATTTAGTTACGAACCGCTCTGTTGCGCGTTGTGCCCGATAGATGCGAGGCTCTTGGAAAGACAGTTCATTTCAGAATTCTCAACCAAGTTTCCTAACGGCTACAACATGACGGATGGCGGCGACGGTCGCTGCGGTATGCCGCATTCGCAAGAAACGCGGGAACTGATGTCGGCGATACACCGGGCGCGGCAGAGCGATCCCGAGTTGCGCCGTCGAACGTCTGAAGCGTTGCGCAAGAGAGTCATAACGGCCGAACACAGAGCGAATCTTTCCAAGGCTCTTAAGGGCAATAGTCTGTCGGCCGACTCCAGAGCGAAGATCTCACTCGCGTTAACGGGTTCGAGGCAATCACCGCAAACCATTGCGAAACGTGCCGATAAGCAGCGCGGCCGTAAAATGCCGGCGCACTGCTCTGAACTGCTTAGTGCGCGCTGGAAAGGCATATCAAAGACCCCAGAGCAGCGGGCAAAGATAGCCGCAACCCTGCATGGCCGCACAGTAAACGCCGCAACACGACAGGCGTTGCTGGAGCAAGCGAGGAAGCCAAAGAGCGAAGAAACGAAAGCAAAGATGCGGGCGGCTGCCATAGCACGATGGGAGCGACAGCGTGCCTGCTGCTAATAGTCTGCGTTCACATCTTGAGTCAATGGACTATAAGGATCTTGTTTTCCTTCGTAGTGAATTGCAATGGCGACGGGCGGCACGGCGCAAGCAAATCCCTGCCAATGACGATTGGGATTTCTACGGTATCAAATCGGGCAGGGGCTTCGGGAAAACGCTCAGCGGAGCGAAGTGGATCTTTGGTAAAGCTGCGCGTGATCCAGGTAGCTTCAATTTCGTTGTAGCACCCACGCATGAGGATTTGATTAACACGTGTTTCTACGGGCCGGCTGGTCTCCATGGCTCGTATAAGGACAAGGCGACAGGGCAAATCCACCCGGTAATTCCACCGGAATTGATCATCCATACGACGCGATCGCCTCCGGAGATCGTGCTTTGGAACGAAGCCAAGATCCAGGGACTCTCGGCTCAGGAACCAGAGAGATTGCGCGGAAGGCAATGTTCCAGACTGTGGGCTGATGAAATAGCTGCTTGGATGTATCCGGAGAAGGCCTGGGACAATCTCATATTTGGCCTTCGGCTTGGCGATCACGCGCAGGCGTTTTGGACCAGTACGCCGAAACCCAGGCCCTTCATACGGATGCTAATCAACCTTCCGCGGTCAATCATCATCTCTGGCAGCACTTACGAGAATGCTGACAATCTGTCAGACGTCGTTTACGAGAACATTGCCAAGTATGCGGGGACGCAAATCGGCAAGCAGGAGGTCGAAGGCGAACTCCTGGACCCCGAAGACGCCGGCTTCGTCAAGCGCTCTCAGTGGCGCCTCTGGCCCGCAAAGAAGCCGTTACCCAAGTTTCGCTTCGTCGTCATGTCGCTCGATACGGCGATGACGGAAAAGACCTGGGACAGGAAGGAGCAAAAGACTGATCCGACAGCGTGCAGCGTATGGGGACTCTTTGGGCATGACGGTAAGGATCACATTATGCTTTTGGACGCGTGGGAGGAGCATCTGGGGTTTCCTGAGCTGCTGCGACGCGTAAAGATCGAGCGCTCGTACACCTACGGGGATGCGGATGAGCCAGTCATCAAGCCCGCGCTCATCATGCCGAAAGGACAGCGGCCAGGGCATCAGGGACGGCCAGTCGATCTCATCCTCATTGAGGACAAGGGCTCAGGGATCAGCCTTCGCCAGCAGTTGGCGCAAGAGAACGTCCTCGCCCATCCCTACAACCCCGGAAAGATGGACAAGCTTTCCCGGCTACACGCAGTTTCGTTGCTTTACCCCCATGGCCGGGTGTGGTGCGTCGAGTCGGCGAAGAACCCAGGGCAGCCTAGGACCTGGGCCGATCCATTGATCACGCAGGTCTGCTCGTTCGTTGGTGAAGGGTCGCTCGAACACGATGACCTACTCGACAGCGCCACCCAGGCGCAGCTTTTCCTCATGCACAAATTCAACATGCAATTCACGGTGAGGGCTGACCCTCAGGCCCATCTTGCTGCCTCGGTCGAACGCTTAAAGCAAAGAAGCAACCCCTATGACGGCTGAACTCAAGGCTGCCATCCGTTTACCCGATGACTCAGTCGTCTTCATCACGGCGAATTGCACACGGGAGTTTTTGCCCATGCAGACGATAGGGTTACCAGAGGCCGGCGATGGCAAGCACCATCACGTGGTGGTGTCACGACTGAAGGAGGACGCCTTTCGCGTGGGTCAGTACGCCTTTAGTCGCGCCCAGGCGGAAATTCTCTTCTCGCGCCTCCTCACCCTCATCTACGGAGCTAAGTAATGGCCGCTGCCCCGGAAGATATGGACCTCGATGAGCAGGACCCGAGTGCGGAGCCCCCTGACGTTGAAGAGACTGACGACGGCGGGGCTATCGTCAAGATCGCTGAGGCTCCGGCAGAAGATAAGCCGAGTGATGATGAGTTTTATCGGAACCTCGCCGAGGAGATTCCGGAACCCGATCTCGACAAGCTCTGTCTCGACTTGATCCAGCGTATCGACTACGACAAGGAATCCCGCAAGGAACGCGATAAGAAGTACGCCGAGGGTATCAAGCGCACGGGCCTTGGGGATGAGGCGCCAGGCGGCAAAGCCTTCGAGGGCGGCTCTGAAGTCGTCCACCCGATGCTGTCCAAAGCAACGGTCTATTACCAATCGCACTGCATCAATGAGCTGATGCCGCCTTCGGGACCTGTCAAGGATGATCTCGTAGGGGAGGTGACGCCGCAACGCTTGGAGAAGGCGAGGCGCAAGACGGCGCACATGAATTGGCAGTTCAAGCGTCAGATGCCCGAGTTTCGCGCGCAGCTCGAGCGGCTCCTATCACAACAGCCCCTTGCCGGTTCCCAGTACATGCGCTTGGTGTACGACTCAGGGAAGAAGCGTCCCGTTCCCACCTTTGTTCCGCTGGATGATGTCTACATCCCCGAGGCCGCTGCTGATTTCTACTCCGCGGAACGTCGGACTTACGTCGATCGGATCACGCAGCACGAATACGAATCCCGGGTACGGCAGGGATACTACCGCGATGTCGCGAACATGCCTCCTGCGCAAGTGCCACAAAAGAGCGAGGCGGGGCAGGCGACTGACAAAGTACAGGGAGTGGATGATACCGCCGCCTACAACGAGGACGGCCTTAGAACCATTTACGTTGTGGAGTGCTTGGCGGCGATCGAGAAGACGGACGAGATCAGGGTTGCGGGGGCAAACCCAAAGGAACATGCGACACCGGAGGACTCTGATGAGCCGCTGCCGTATCTCATTGAGATCGACCCCATTGCACGGAAGATCCTCTCACTCGTCAGGAATTGGGAGGAGTCGGATAAGCAGCGCGAGGGAATGTGCTGGATGGTTGACTTTCCCTTTGTGCCGTGGAGAGGGGCGCAGTCGGTCGGGTTGATTCATTTGCTCGGCTCACTCGCTGGTGCGGGTACGGGAAGTCTGAGGTCGCTTCTTGATACGGCTCTAGTTCAGAACATCCCGACGTTGGCCAAGTTGAAGGGCAGTAATTCCCCCGGCCAGTCAGTGACGCTCAATCCCTGCCAGATTACGGAGGTAGACGGTGGTGTCGCGGCCGATGACATCAGGAAAGTCCTGATGCCGGTGCCGTTTAATCCACCCTCCACGATGCTCTACCAGCTTTTGGGCTGGTGTACGGAGCAGGGTGAAGCCTTAGTCCGTACCACGTTCGAGAACCTGAATGATGAGGGCGCGCCCAACATGCCGGTGGGCACGACCTTGGCCCTCATTGAGCAGGGGCTCAAAGTGCTGTCTGCGATCCACGGCCGGCTCCATGCGGCGATGGATCGGGTCATTGGGATACTGCATCGGATCAACCGGCTTTATGTCACAGACCGGGAGATTCTCGACGACACAGGATCAAGACTCGCCTTCAGGTCCGACTACGAAGGGCCTGTCGATGTCGTGCCGGTCTCTGACCCACAGATATTCTCAGACGTCCAACGCTTCGCTCAGCTCCAAATCATTCAGCAGCGGGCGGACTTACACCCCGAGCTCTATGACGCTCATAAGGTCGAGGAGCGGATCTTGGAGCGCACCAAGATCCCGAACGCAAAGGAACTCTTAAAGCCCGTCCCGCAGGTTCAGGAACTGAACTCGGTCAATGAGAACGTTGCGCTCGCACTCGGCCGGCCGGTGGCAGCATTCCCCGAACAGGATCACTTGGCCCACATCCAAGTGTTACTCACCTTCGGCGAGTGTCCGGTACTCGGTTCCCTCCCGCTCATCGCGCCGAAATTCTGGCCGGCCGCCCTTCAGCATCTCTCCGAGCACATCGTCTACTGGTACTTGGAGCAGATGGTGGGGATCACCTCGGAAGCGGCGGGAGCTGATGTCGGGGCGATGACGAAACTCAAAGACAAGGGCGTGCAGAAGGATATCGACGCGACGTTGGCCGCCGGCAGCAAAAAGGTGATCGAGCTTGCGGCAAAGGCGTTCCAGAACGTCCCGCAGGTCATTAGCCAAGCGCAACAGCTCATCCAGCAGTACATGCCGAAGCCACAGGCCGACCCGACTGCGGTCGCCACAGCGCAAGCCACAGCCGGCGCCAAGGCGCAGTCCGACATGGCGAAGACGGCGAGTGAGGAGCGGGTTGCGCAGTCGAAGAACCAGTCCGAGATGCAGCAGACCGTGCTCGAACAGCAGCACGACGATGAGCGCACGACGGCGGAACTACAAGCGAAGGAACACATTGCCCAAGCCGACAACGCAACCGCACTTGAGATTTCGGCAGCCAAGATCGACACCGGGCATTCCACTGATCTTT